GTCAGCGACAGCGTCGTAGGTAAATAGTTTTTTGATAGTTACTTCTCCGTTAGATTCTGTTATACCAGCGGCTCTCGAAGAAACAAAAATTGGGCACCCATCATCTACTAAAGCTTGAGCTTCTTTGCCCCAATGAGTATTAAGTAATTTAATTTCACCATCTACTCTATTCTTTTCTTTAACAAAAAAAGCTTTTTCAACCGTATGAGATACCCTTGATAAACTAGTGTCGAAAACATCAGGATGATCAAATTCACCATAAATGACACCAAGAGTTTTCTTTCTTTCTAGTAATTCGTCTAAATGCGGCAAAAATCTATCTGATTGATAAATTCTATCATTCCTATTACGAATATTAAACTCCGTAAAAATACCACCAAGTATATATTGTCTTTTACCTGATGGGGCGACAGATTCATTTAATTTTTGCAGACCATTAGTTGAATTTTCAATAATCAGAACATTCTTATACATGCTATGCGTTATTTTTTATTTATATATTGCATAAAAAAAGCCTATTTTTTCCATTTTGAAAACCAAGACGTTACGCATAAAAAAATGCTACCTTTTGAGATAGCATTTTTTCAGAAAACAAACCGTATTTATTAATATATAATAGTAAAAATTAATTTATGATAAAAACAGAATTTGTTTCATTGAAAATGAATAGTAAAACTATATCACACTATAAAAAATTGGGATATAACGTAGATGTCAATAAATTTTTTGAAATTAAAGTAAATGATTTAACAAAAGGTAGTAAAGTTGAAATTGACGCTATTTGTGATATATGTGGCACTGAAAAGAAAGTAACTTATAATGAATATTGTAGAAATACTAAAAATTATAATATTTTTTGTTGCTCTAATAAATGCGCAGTAATTAAAAATAAAAAAACATCTTTAGAAAAATTTGGAGTTGAACATTATTCTAAAACAAATGATTATATTGAAAAAGTTAAAAAAACATCTTTAGAAAAATTTGGCACAGAATATTATACTCAAACATTAGAATATAAAAATATTATAAAAAATAAAAATATTGATTATTCTAATAGATCAATGAAACAGAAAAAAACTTTTTTAAAAAAATATGGAAATGAAAATTATCATCAATCAAACGATTTTAAAAATAAAAAAAATAAAATAATAGAAAAATATAAAAATACTATAAATGAAAAATTATTGAAAAAATATAATAATTTAATATCTACAGATAATAATAATCATATTTTTTCTTGTGATAAAAATCATGAATTTGAAATTTCAAGAGAACTGTTGAAAAATAGAATCAAATTAGATACAATAATATGTACAATTTGTAATCCCATTGGTTCTTCTAAATCTGGTTACGAATTACAATTAATAGAATTTATAGAAAATAATATATCTGCTGAAATTTTAAAAAATAATAGAACAACACTAAATAACGACTATGAACTAGACGTATACTTACCTGATTTAAAATTAGCTTTTGAATTTAATGGATTATATTGGCATTGTGAAATAAATAAATCCAATGATTATCACAAAAAGAAAAATGATATTTGTGACAGAAAAGAGATTCAATTAATACACATTTACGAAGATGATTGGTTATATAAGAGATCAATAGTAGAATCTATGATTTTAAATAAATTAAATAAAACTAAAAATAAAATTTTCGCTAGAAAATGTGAAATAAAAGAAATTGACGATAATAAAATTATTAAAGAATTTCTAGAAAAAAATCATATTCAAGGATTTGTTGGATCTAAGGTGAAAATTGGATTGTTCTATAACGAAGAATTAATTTCTTTGATGACATTTGGTTCAAATAGAAAAGCTATGGGTCAAAAATCTATAGAAGGATCATATGAAATGTTGAGATTTTGTAATAAATTAAACACCAACGTAGTAGGTGGAGCTAGCCGTCTGTTTAAATATTTCATTAATGAATATAAACCAAATGAAGTATTGACCTACGCCAATAGAAGTTATTCAAATGGTAAATTGTATTATAATCTTGGATTTAATTTTATACAAAATACAATTCCTAATTATTATTACGTAATTGATGGAATAAGAAAATATCGTTTTAATTTTAGAAAAGATAAACTAATTAAAGAAGGGGCCGACCCAAATAAAACCGAGCACGAAATAATGATAGAAAAGAAAATCTATAGAATATATGATAGTGGTTCTTTAAAATTTTCATATAAAAATAAAAAACCCAGCTAATTTAACTGGGTTTAAATATATTAAAATGTTGGCGTTTGTCCTTGACCTCCTTGCGTTGGTGGTGCTTGTGCTCCGCCAGCTCCTTGTGCTCCGCCTTGTGCTGGTGGTGCTTGTGCTCCGCCTTGTGCACCGCCCATTTGAGCCCCGCCACCTTGAGCAGGTCCGCCCATTTGAGCCCCGCCGCCTCCCATTTCGAAGCCACCACCGCCTCCGCCGCCTGGCATTCCACCAGCTTCACCGCCTTCAGGTCCGCCAGCTCCACCAGCGCGTTTGCGTTCTAACATTTTATATTTGTTATTCTCTTCGATGTCAGCGTCTGTGAATTTCATAATATGACGCATAATCCATTCAATACTTAAATATGGTTTTCCGTCTGGATCCATTAATGATGAACTTAAAGTCTGTGCTATAGAAGCTCTTTCATTCAAATTCTTCAAATGACGCCATTCTTCAAATAAAGTATCTGATACAAAATCTAATCTGATAGCATCATTAAAATCTACGTCATCTTTTAATTCTGGAAAATCAAGAACCATTTGAATTTTTAAAGGTTTCAAAACAATTTCTTTGAAAATAGTTCTGATTCTATTAATATAATTTTTGAATTTTACTTCATCTCTAGTTACAGCTGCTTGTGAATCATAAGCGTAAGCTCCTCCTCCGTTTTCTTCGTCAAAACGTTGAAATGGAAGTTTACTTGCTCTTTTTAATATTTTATAAAACCATTGAAGAACTATATCTTCATTTAAATTTACTTGAGTTGGTTGTAAAATATCTATAGTTGGTGTGCCTGCTGCTCCTTCTGGAAACCAGAAGTCTTTACTGAATGGTATATTTGTGCTACCATTTATAGAAACAGTTCCCATACGCTCATCCCATTGAACATCATCGTGATATTCACTCATAAGTTCGTAAACTTGTTGCTCAGCTTGAGTTCTAGTTAAACCTCCTACTGGAATAACAAATTTCTTATAAATAGAAGCTTGATTAATATTATAAAGTAATCTCGCTTGCTCGATCATTTTTAATTGGTTATATGGGCGAATTAAATTTTCAACATAAGAAGTTTCACCATATTCATTATTATTAGAATAAGAAATATAAATAATCTGAGAATCTAATAATATTTTTCTCATTTGAGGATTATCTGGATGTTGAATCCATATCATCGTATTAGTATTTGGATCTGTAGCCACAATAAGAGTAATTGGATCAAGTGGCGCTAAATCGATGATATTTTTTTGTTTATCATCATAAATAATTTCATAAGCGATATATCCATCAATTAAAAGATTTTTTAAATATTGCCAAGCTATTTGTCCTTCATTAAAATTAAAAGTATTAATAAGTTTAGTGAAATTTTCTTGATATTTTTGTCTTATAGATTGCTCATAATTATCTGGAAGATCTCTTACGTGACAAAATCTATTATTGTCGTCGTAAATTATACATTCATCTGCTATTTGAGTGATAAAATCTTTTATTTCATCTTTTATACTATACTGTCTGAGAATTTTTCTTTTATCCAAATAAGTTCTATCTAAGTAAGCAATTGATTTTTTATCCAAAAAACGAGCGATCGTTTTCTTTGTAAACAAATCATACATATTCGAACTATTTGGCTGATATAGTACATCGGTGGTTTCTTCATGTACTCCAATAGCATAAGAATTTCTAATTCTCATGTCATTATACTCTAGACCACCGAACATTGTTGAGAGGCCTCTTAATATCCTATTAAACAATCCAAAATTTGTTGAGTTGGATTGATTGCCTCTATAACGATCGTAACTTGCCATTTTGTTTATTTCTTTTTTCTATATATTAAATATTTTCGGCCAATTTATAGTGACTCTCGATCAACTTCAATTTCTGATAATATTCTTTAACATCTTTCTCATAATCTTTCATCAATTTTTCATAAAGACCTAAGATTTCTGATAATTTTTCTTTTTCTTTTTCAATATCCGTATCTTTTATTGCTTGCATCATTATTCTTTGATTTACTATTTTAGTATCTATAAAAACAAATCTCGGAATGATAGATGTTGAAACTCCATAAACTTCAGGCTGACCTTTTTCCATTCCAACAATTTTACTATAATCAAACCCAGTGATGGCAAAATTAAAACCTCCATTATCTTTTAAAGTTCTATAAATAGATTCGAAATTAACTTTAAAAGGAATTTCTTTGTTAACATCTTCACCATCGTCATTTCTTTTTTTATTCTTTTGAATAACATCCTTAAACATCCTAAATAATTTATCCAAATAAGCTATTTTATATCTATAAGGAAGATAATCAAAATTAATTGCGTAAATTATTCTTTTTTGCATCTCTGCGTTATATCTATCGTCAATAACAAAAATCGGACACCATAATTTATTGCCATTATAATTATATCTTATCAAATAAAATTTACCAATAAATATTTTTCCATTAAAAGAACGTCTAACTTGAAGAGTTGGATTTTTCAAAAGTCCACTTGAACTGAAAAACATATCAGTAGAATCTCTAACTAAAGGAGCTACATCGGCATATTCACCTAATAAAGCCTGACAATAATCAGCAAAAGATTCATTACCTTTATAGTTTTCCATAATTAAAATAATTTTACTGATTTATCATCAAAAAATTTCTCCGTCATAATAAAAAATTCAATTCCTCTTTTTTTTAGAAAATCTTGAGCTGTCTTCCATTTAGCTAAATTTTTTAAAAACAACTTTTGTCTATATTCATGATTTTCTAAGGCTTTAGGAGTATTTCTTTTCGGTGGAACTGGAGGCTGAGTTTCTGCGTAAGGTTTTATTTCTATGGCCACATATTGTATAGTTCCATCTAATTTTTGAATTTCCGCGTAACAATCTGGATAATAACGATTTGTTGTCCATTTTTCATTTTCCATTATCTCGTATGGAATAGTTATGCCTTCTACATTCCAGTGTAAAACTCTAGGATTAGTGTCCATATAATAGTATAATTTGAACTCCCAAGAAGATCGAAAGTATATATGAGTTGGATCACCAAGATATTTGGATGGATGGATTAAAGTATACG